TAAACTGATTTATTAATTAGAGTATTTGAAACTCCTGTTCCAATACCTGGATTATTAAAGGAATCATAAATTATTTCATCTCCAGCAACAAGATTATGTGGTTCTGGAAATACTATTATATGGGAAGTTGTGTTTATTCCTCCACCATTTGGTCTTATTCGAGTATCAAATAAATTTACTCTAAATCTTTCTCCCAAAATTGGTTCTAAAACACATCCACTTCCATTTCCACCCACAACCTCTGCTGAAATAACCTCAGAAATATCAAAATTTTGAGGGTCTGCAAATATTTCTTTTACTTTTCCACTTATAACAGGTTGAACTAAAGCAGTAGTTCCAATTCCTGCATCTATTGTTATTTTAGGTAGATTAATTACATCATAATCTTGACCACCATTCAATACATCAAATTTACTTAAAGGACCAAAATATATTTTATCTGTAGATTTATAATTAGTAATTTCAACACCATTAGACAACATTCCAATTTGACCTGGTGGAGTTAATTCGTCTTTACCATCAGATATGTTTTGACTTAAAGGAAATTTCTTTACTAATTTTTGAGGACTTATTATTGATGATTTTTGTGAGAATAAATCAAATTTAATTATTCCATTATCAGTACTTCTTGCAAAAGTTAAACTTGTACCACCATCAATATTAGTGGGTGCCGTATATAGTTTTATCTTCTTTGGTTCTATTACTTCAACAAAATAAGATCCTGTTTCTATACCTACAAGACCACCCCCATCTGAGTAAGAATAAAATATTTTATCACCAGTTATGAATGGAACCAAGTCTGAAAAAACTATAGTATCAAAATCTTGTTGATCATCTGTATTTCCAATTAAACTATTAACATTAGATATATCAGCTGATATTGTTTTTATATTAATATTAATATTTTTAGATTTTTCGGATGCTGTATTATCAATAAATGATGGTAATGAATTAGATGTTACATAAGCATTTTCTGAACTTTTTTCAATATACACATTTTGAATATCTGAAATAATTTTATCATTACCATATTGTAAAGGTGCTCCACTACTCGATGCTTTGTTAATTATTTTTCTAAGTTTATAATTTCTAATATCATTTGCGTTTTGAACTACTGTGTTTCCAATCAAGAATTCTAAACTCGATTGAGCACCAGAAAGGGTTACTGAATCAGAAGTTAGACTTTCAACAAAAGGTGGTGTTTGACTACTGTCAGTTGGTACAATCACAATGTTAGTGTCTTTTGATACTATTTCAACAAAATCACCCTTTTTTAAACTTGAATCATCCAATGGACTTGATACAATATATTTTGACCCAGCTAAACTATCAATAAAGTAAGAAGAACTAGTATTATAAATCCAAGAATTGCAAAATTTTTCTTTATAATTAGATTGATTGTTTTCAACTTTTTCACCTAAACTTAAAACAGATACTATTTCACCCTGTTCAACGTCAATCTTTTCAATTTGTTCAAAATCTGATAATACACCAGTTAACCTTAATGTAACTTTTTTATTAGGATCTCCATCTTCAAATCCAAAATATGTAATATTAGATCTAACAGTTTCTAATGTATCAATACTAACATCAATACCTGTGCAATTTAAAAACTGATTTACTGTTTTATCGGTATATTGAATAGTATTAATTCCAGATAGAATTATACCTGTAGTTCCAAAACCAACTGTAGAATCAACTGATATGATAGTATCAGTTGTTGATACTCCTGATAAAACTTTTGTGGTTGGAACAACAACAAAATCATTTTCTACATCTGAACCTTCATCATAACCAACAAATAAACCTATTTTGAAATAAGTAGTAATTCCAGTCAATCCTGTATTTCTCTCAAAAGGTTCTATTTCAGAGATAGATGCGTTTATATTTGAATCTAAATCAGTTCGGAAAAGTGTTTGACCAGTTAAACCTTTTAATAAAGATTGACCTTCAAGTTTTATTGGATTTCCTGATAGTAACTCAGCTATACAAACTCTTCTTCTAACATACTTAGAAAAGGATGGTTTTATTAATCTTTCTTCTAAATTTAGAATTTTAGGTGTTATTCCATATAAAACATTAAAAAGAATTCTAAAAGACTCTTCTGTTCCTTTTGTTTCATATAATGATTTAGCTTCACTTACAAATGTTCCAACATCTAATTTTGATTGAAAATCTGTTTCTTCTAATCCAGGTAAAAATGTTTTTTTAAACTTTTTATAAAATTCTTTTAAAAATAAAGAACTTAAGTTTTGAACTGTGGATAAGTCTTCATGCTCTGATGCAGATGAAGAGTTGAATACTAAATCTTCTTTACTATTATCAGCATGATAACTTGTAATACCACTAAAACCACGTACACATCCAGTAAAACTATTAGTTGTAATTCCAGTATAAGTTATTATCTCATCATCAATCTTTAATAAACCGTATTCATTTGGAAACCCCTTGGTACTACTAACTTCTATTGTCTTTGCACCAATAGTACAAATACCAGATGTAGTGACACTTTCAACTATAACTTCTGGAACTAAATTATTAACATTTAAATAATTTTCTAGATTATCAACAATATCAATTGGTCCACCAGTAAATTCTTGAGAAATATAATATTGTTTTAAAAATTCTTGAGTCCTTGGACTTTCGTCCCGAATAAATTCTGGAAGTTGATTTACTATTACATCTTGTATTTTTACTTTACTATCAAAACTTGTTTGTATCATTTTCTAATTATTTCTCCGTTTGGATAACTTGATGAATAAAAATCTCGTACAAACTGTACCCCAGATACTTCATCACCCGATGAAATAACGTCTCTAACCATATTTATTGAACTATTAGAAATGTCTAAATCAACATACAAATCTTTTAACCCCACTACATCATTTGATCTTGGAAATGCTTGAATTTCAATGATATTGTTACTTTTAACTGTTGATAAAAAATTAATTGTAGATATATTTACTTCTCCCTTTTCATAATCAATAGATCCAGCAGAGGAAACTACATTTTCAACATTTCCATCTTCAAGTATTTTGATAATTCTTAAAATACCTGTTTTTAAATCAGAATTAGGAATATCTGAGAAATACAATGTTCCAGATTGTCCAAATATGGTAAACCCTGTTGATTTTATATTAAATCCGTCTTTATTAACGTAAAATTTATTACCAAAACATAATTCATATTGTGTAAATTGATTTAATGATGTATTTAAATCTCTTCTTATTATGACTTGCGTAATATTGGAAGTAATTGATTGATCTGTGTCATCAATAACTTTAAGAAGTTTACTATACTTCAATCTACCACCAAATTTGTTTAAATTAATAGATTTTGAGTACGTATTTAAAGAACTTATAACATTTGTTTTTAATGTATCTACATTTGACGTTAGTGAATCGTTGTAATAAACATTTGACACAATTTCAATGTATAGTAATTTCAAATCTACTAATTTTTGATTAATGCCTGAAATAGCATATTGTTTTAAACCAGATAAAATTTGATTTTTTGAAAAATCAGAAACTAAATTACCATTTTTTGGTTTGATGCTAATTGAAACTGTTCCAAACTCTGGAGGATCAAGTTCTTCACCCCCAATCACTGATATTGATTCTGTATTTGGATAAATTTTCTTAATTATAGCTTCATAATCTCTTGCAGTCACTGCTCTATTTTGAGCAGCATATGTAATAGGAGAAAAATATTTAATAGAGTCAATTGGTTCAATATTTCCACCGTTTTGTGATTTAGAAACTGTTTTTACAGAAATATTATCTGCGTTAACACTCACATTATTGATATCTACTATTTTTCCACTAAAAACAAATCTTTGAGCACCATTTCCTTCTTCACCATCAGTAGTAATATACTTTACTATGATTTCATCTCCATCTGCACCAACATTATCTAAACTACTACCTAATTTTTTACCAAAAAATCCATCCCCAAACTTTAATTCATATTTTTCATCTTGAATTTCATTAATTAAGTATATTTTTGATTCAGAATTAATATCTATAATGTTATTTACAGGTTCATATTGAACTCCACCAGTATTTCCAGTATCTCGAACAAAAACCACAATTTTAGATACATCAATTGAATCATTATCTAAAATAAATCTTTGATCGAGTGATCCATCATATGTAAATATCTTCTCCAAATAAGTTCCTTGATAAACATTTATGTTTTCAAATTTTGCCTCCCCATTCACAACGTTTGTACTGATTGGTTCTGTAATTGCAAAGGTATATGTTTCATTGTTTATATCACCAGTGCACACTAAACCCTCCTTCAAGGTTACTGAACTTACATTATTAGTTATTGATACAGTAAAGGATATCTGTGCGTTTGCTGCCGTTTTTGATCGTGGTGTATATCCAATATTGTTCGCTAATGATACAACATTTTGCCTCAAAGTGGCAGAATCTAGGAAAGATTCATTCACAACCATATTCGAGTTACATGCTGTGATGTAAGTATTGTATGCTAACGTGTCAATTAAGACAGAAAAGTTTGAACCATCAAAATCAAATCCATCAAAAGTGGAATTTGCACGAAGATAGTCCTTAATTGACGTTTTTATTTGATCGAAATCAAGATTTGTGAAATTTGAAAAAGGCATATTACCTTGTTGCCTCTAATATAAATGAATATTCTTGAGTTGGGAACTCTTGACCGACAATATCATATATGATAGTGACCTCAAACTCGTTTTCATCAGGTCTTGGGTCAACTTCAACCCTTACATTATCAACTCTTGGTTCAAAATTGTTGATTGATACTATAATTTGCTCTTGAATTATATTGGCAGTACCAAAATCTACAAAATCAAAGAGACTTTTATACACATCTGACCCAAAATCGGGATTAAAAAATTTTTCAGTCGGTATTGTCTCTACAATATTACGGACAGAACGAGAAATTGCCCTCTCATTCTTTAAAATAGGTAGATCTTTTGTAACTGGATGGGGTGAAAACGATAAACTTATGTCTTTAAACGCTTTTGATACCCGTTTACTTGCCATGAACCAAGTTTTATATTTATTTATACCGTTTTTTTAACAAAATTATCCAAGTTCTGGTTCAATATTGATATCTACATCCCCAATTGCAGTATTTCCTGCTCCAACACCTGTATCAACCGACCTTTCTTTTGCTGTTTTCCAAAAATAATTCTCTTCTGAACCCAATCCATCACGATCATGACCGTTTTCCACCTGATAGTACACGGTTGACACTTTAAAATCAGGAATCTTAGGTGTCTCAGGAGTAATACTGTTGTCGTAGATCCTCATTCTGTTGTTTGGATAGAGACAAAACTGCCCATTGTCCAATTCTAAGAGATTATGTGACTTATGTTCGGCAGGTTGCTCACTTGTTGAGTAGTCAATTGCATCAACATCGGAGTGATAGTTATCTAATGTACAAATATAAGTGCCCGTCTGAGTTCCGTAGTCTCTTGTATAGACTT